CGGAGACACCGAACACCTCATTCTTGAGGCGTGATTCAGGATAACGCTCTACCTTGGTCAGCAGCTTGCCCCAGCGATGAGGGTTCTCGCAGTTCAGTGGGAGCATGGGCTGGGAGACGTGGAAGCCTTTCATGGTCGATTCTTTATTGAAGTCGTACCACTGGCCCAGGCGCGGGTTGAGCCCTTTTCCACAGTGCAAACAGATGGGTCCGTGTTTTCCTAGCGAGCGCACCCCCTCAATGAATTGGTGCTTGCCACACCCTGTGCACTGTATGATCCACTCCGACTGCGTGGAGAGGCTCCACAGGTATTCGATGGTGTTTTCCATCGTCTTGGGTGTGCCCGCGTATATCTCACACTGGTATGACGAGTTCGCCATGCACTCATTCACAACAGGGATGACCTCGCGGTAGAGGATGTCCTGTACCTCATCGTACAGCACCCGGTCAGCCGAGTTGCCGCGTGCACGATCGGGGTTATCAGTGGCGTAGGTGAGCTTCACCTCGGATCCGTTACGAAACATACGAAGCATGGTGCGGTGCGTGAAGTCGGAGACTGAGAAGTATCTACGCACGATGGGGGAGTAGTGCACCACCTTCCCGAGACGGGTATTGGAAAACGACTGCGTTTGTTCCTGACTCGGGGAGAGGTAAAGGCTTTTGAAGTGGGGGATGCCGAGACTCTCGCTAATGATGAAGTTGCAGAGAGTGGTGGTCTTAGCTACCTGTCGTGCACATTTGAGGAGGACCTCAGAAAAGTTCCCGTCGTACACGGCACGGAAGAACGGATAGTCCTGGAGCGTGAAGGGCTCCCCGTCCAGGTACAGTAATTTCTGCGCTAGTTCAGAGCGCAGTCGTGGAGGAAATTGCACAGATTCAACATACTAGAGGATATGGAGGATGACAACGGAAAGACCTGATTGCGTACGGCTTACGAACGTCCCTTTGTTGACCTTGCTGAATCAGCGAGTGAGAGCGGGGCACGTAGTGTTCATGGATTTTGCAGCACAAGCAACATGTCACGACATCCTTATTGTCCCTACGCGAGCGGTGGAATATGCGGGCGCTACCCCCTTTGGAAACCGACGCGTGATTCTAGCTATTGAAGGCAAAGGGTGTCTTCGTCTACCTTACCCCACAGGGCGTATCAACAAGGGGTACCTGCAAGGAAAGATGGACCTACCCAACGGTGCGGATGCTGCCAATGTTGTGTGTGCAATCAATGCGGTTCTTGCTCCAGACACCAAGGCGTACCTCGCGTCTGTGCCCCTGGATGGAGACCACGTAGACCATCGTCATCCTGACAACCAATGGATATAGAGGAAGAGGATAAATGGCTGACCGAGAAGTTCGTGAAGATCAGTTTCACCAGAAGATGGGTGTCCCCGCAGTTGGATTGACCACTGCGCGTGAAGTCATCGAGGTGAACAGGTACAACCACCGCAGCGTTTGCTGCCTCACTGGTACCTCCGGAATGGGTAAGACGGACATCTGCAGGCAGGTCGCAGAGAGTCGCGTGCCAGCGGAGCCTTTCCACTGGAACGGAAAGCTGTGGGAAACATCAGTCCCGTGCATTGAGAAGAACTTGCAGCACTTGCAGCCCGAGGATGTGGCCATTCCCGCTCCAGCGTCTGCGCGTAGGGCACGCCTGCTTGAGCAGGTTACGCGTTGGATGGACGTGAAGAACTACTACCTCGCGCAGGGCAACGGTACCGAGGCTGCTGACAACGTCGCAGAGGCAGAGGTACAAATCGCTCTGACTATGGAACACATCCGGACGTTGGGCACAAAGGATGAGGGTGCCTTCGAGTTCCTGCTGCAGAACGATCTCCTGAACTTGCCACCCGAGGGTCTCCTCTTCTTCGACGAGTGGAATCGCGCTGACATGGGAGTCATCAAGGTGTTCTTCACCCTGCTCGGCGATCGGCGCATCCACTCCTACACCATCCCCGAGGGCATCCAGGTGGTGTGCGCGATGAACCCCAGCGGCGCTGCGTACTCCGTCTCTGAGCCTGAGCGTGACCCGGCGTTTCGCCGCCGCATCTGCTTCCTCCCCGTGAACATCAACGCCGCTTCCTGGGTCAATTACGCACAGGGTGAGGGCGACTTCCACCCCCTGGTTGTTGAGTACATCAAATCCTCGGGCAAGGAGCTGCACGACTCGGCTCTTCGTGACGCAGGTAAGCAGTACCCCTCCCCGGCAGGTTGGGAAGCGGTGAGCGACCTGTGCAAGACTGCTGACAAGCTGCGTGAAGACATTCACGCTAACCGAGCGCTCTCCACCACCATGCAAGGTCTCATTGGGCGCACCCCCGCTGTGCGCTTCTTGGAGTTCGTCAAGAACAAGGCGAGCCTCATCACTCCCAGTGAGATCGTGTACGAGTACAGCACCAAGGGGCGTGCCCGCAAGAAGGTGTTGGCCATGCTGGAGGAAGGGCGCAGCGACGTCATCAGTGAGGTGTGCACCGGCGTGGCAGTGGAACTCATGACCTCCAACCCTGACCCGCAGAAGGTGAAGGGCAACCTGGGTCGCTTCATGGGGGACCTCCCGTCTGACGCAGCGGTGTCCTTCATCGTGTCCAAACTAACGGCAGCGGCGGAGGAGATTGGTGGGAAGAGCAACGACTACATCTACAGCATCAGTCAGGCGTTGAGCACGGAGAAGTCCTTCGAGCGGCTGTTCACCAAGATTGCGGAAGCGCAGGCGCGCATCAAGCAGTCGGCGGGAAGCCCGGATGCGCTGGCGACGTAAAGAGCTGGTACACACGTAGCTGTTCTAGGACGTACTCCTGTACCCCTTGGCGCTTGGCCTTTTGGACGCCCTCGTTGGGTTTGTTGCTTCGGACGAGGGCGTTCAATGCTGGTTGTGCGAAGTCGAGAAGCACGGGTGTTTCACTGAATCCCTGGTCGTGGAGTAGCTGTGCGACGTACAGCGTGGGTTCGCGGTCGAACTCTGGCTGTGCTTGGATGTCGGAGGACTGTTGAAACAGCAGCTCTGCCTCAAAGACGCCCCAGGCCAGCTCTCCGGGTGTTGCTTCGAAGATTTCGCGACTATCTGTGACGTGTCCGCTGAACGCTGAGATGGTGTGCATGAAGGCGTGTACCTCCCACCAGAAGGCAGGCACAAGTACCAGGGTATTGGCTGCGAGGATCTTCGCCCGGTTGGGTAGAGGCACGTCAACGCTGTGCTCCCTCTCCAGCGTCAGCCACAGGGATTCTGGCTCCCAGTTGAGGCTCGCCTTCCCGAGCAGGGCTTGTACAGCCTCAAAGCAGGCGGTGGCTGGTGCTTCGGGGTCTTGGAGTGTGGCTGCTTCGGTCCCCGGGGCAACAGTACGTCGTCGCCGGGCTGCGCTCTGCAGTGCCTGTGCAAAGGTCATAGGGTTACGAGGGGAGCTGGGCTTTCAAGGCGATGCGGAGGTCCAGGGGCAGCGTGGGGAGCACCTCTTGCAGCTTTTGTGGGTCCACGGCGCCATCAGGTGCAATCTCTGCACTGATCTCAGGCCCCAGGAGGTCTTCCCAGAATGTCACGGGGAGGCCGAGCAGTGTGGTCAGTGGGATTTCGGAACCATCCAGGTTCACCACGTCCTCGGCCTGCTTCTCGCTGAAGACAGTGAGCATGGGGTCGGGAATGGTGGTGCCATACTGGTGGGCGATGCCTGCGTTGCTGTCGATGGTCGCCAGCGCAGATGCGGCCTTGACGAGTTCCTCACGGTCCCTGATGATGCCGCCCCTCTCACGGAACGCACCACCCAGCCGGGAGTACGCCTGCTTGAATAGGGGGTCCTTCACGGCGCAGCGCCGTCCCTCGATGAGTTCAGCGGTCTTCTCTGCGGTGCACACTGTCATGCCCGCCATGCGGTGGGTCAGGGGGTGCAGGGTCACGCCCAAGTCCCGTGCAGTCTTCACGAGATTGACAAAACCTTCCACGCGGTCATTCAGGGCCAGCTTGTTGTACTGCTTGAGCAGGAGTGTCTCGGCCTGCTGAAGGTCGGAGGCGGTCTTGACCCGGAGGCGTTTTAGGCCCGGGAGGATCCACACCGCGTCGTCTTGCACTGAGGCGATCTTCTCCTGGTGGCGAGCAGCACCCACGACACGGGCACGACTGAGTAGGTCATTTACGCCGTAAATCTCGCAGGCGGTGCTCAGCGCTGCGTCGACTTCCGGGGGGACCGCAGACGCGGACTTGTCACGGTACATCACAGAAAGCACCGTGTTCTCCGGGGTGTTCACCGGATACATGCGTTTGGACGGCCACGCGAAGGCACCGGCGGGCAGCGTTTCAGCCTTTGCGACATCCAGCTCGGCGTGCTTTGCAAATGTCTTTACTTCTTCTTGCCCTTCGAGGAGGGCGTAGAGGTGTGCGTGTGCTGGGTCGTGGAATTGGTCTCTCACTGCTACTCTCCCGGAAAAGTTACTATATTGTAAGCAAACAACC